TGGGTACACCGTCATTCAATCCGGGACAAATGGCAACGAACATAGAAAGGCCTGGTCCTTATTCAACAACGACGTGACGACAGATGATCAGTATCACGCGGTGCCCGTATCGGGAGAAAGTAATCCGTATAATTCTAGCACTGGTGCATACGAACCGGATGCCGGTTTTGAAGACGGTCTAGGAGATGTGGCGGGTGAATATGTCTATGTTGTGATGCCAGATAAGATAAAATTACAAGGGGTTAGTGTCCATCCTCGAGATGGTGTTTTAGCCAGAAGTGCCGAATCTGCGCGTTTCATGGGTTCGAATGATGGAACTACTTGGGTTGATTTGGGAGGATACACCGAATATGTATGGGCATCTGGAAGTCAAGAACCTGGAAACTTTTTTACAGTCGATTCAAACGAATATTACAATTATATTGGTGTGGTTTGGACTAAAGTAAAAGGTGGTTCGGGTGGTGATACGGTAAACATGGCCGAAGTTCAATTTTTCGGCGTCCCCGAATACGACCCCGAAGCTCACGGGACTGATGTGACAGTAAAGTCATACCCCAATGTTCCCAACACGGATTGGTTGGAGGTCTACTATGATGCGAAGGGGTTAGCGACTGGAGCCGTGACGACGGTGAATGATCTCAAACCGTCGAGTCTGGGTTCGGCTATAAACAGTAGTTCAACGAATAACATAACAGTGGCCGACGATGCATTTGTGTTTAACGGGACGGACAGTTATATAAAAATTAACGATTTGACCAATCCATCGGGTGCGTGGATACATTCCGTTGTCGCGTGGGTCAAATTTACGGATTTCGATAGTAGTCAAGAAGTATCATGGATTGGTGACGCGGACGGTGCTGCTATTCGTCAATCTTTTTCATTTCAGACGGGTGGTGAAACCGTAACGATGGGAATATCTGGCAGTAATGTACAATTTAGATTTACCTCTCCACTCTCGGCTGGTAAATGGCATCATGTCGTATATACGTATAATGGGGGTCAAGCTGGATCGACATCAACGGCGTATCAAGTATTTATTGACGGTGTAGAAGCTTCTAAATTTGGTGGGTCGGGGTCGGGAACATTGACCCTACCTGCCGGTTCTGCTTTATGGTTTGGTCGTAACCATGGCGGCACGAATCATTTTGGAGGTTCCATCGCAAACTTCCGCCTCTTCAACCGGGCCCTGACCTCCGATGAGATCTGGCAACTTTACTCCTATCAGAAAGAGTATTTCGGACACGGGGACTTGGGCATGACCTTCAAGGCTGGTAGGTTGGGGATCGGGACATCGGAGCCGAGGGCAGCTTTGGACGTTAGGGGGGATTTGGTTGTGAGGGGAAATTTTCATTCACCTGGTTCAGTCGTTCAAGTCGTAACGAATCCGGTTGTTGGACAATATGCGTACTCGGTTAATAATGCGCAAAAAGAAATAACCGCACTCAGAACATCCTTCAGTCCAAAGTTTAGAGATTCTTTGGTACTCGTACAGGTTTACTTGAGTTATGAAGCCAATTATAATGCAGTCATATACATAAAAGCCAATGGGTATGATATACCAACAGGTCAGGGTCGGTCGTATGGGTCACAGGAAGGTGTAATACCAGTGGCTTTCGATGGCGAGGTAGCTTCAACACCAAACAGTTCAACTTTTATAGTGCACCACATCTTAAATGGTGAGTCGACAGTTGAGTATAAAATATATTACCGTCCCACTGGTAATAACACACTAAGGTTGAATCGGGGATATACTGCTGTCGACGAAAAGGGTATGTCTTATGTCGTAATTACGGAAATAGCTCAATAAGTTTTCTCAGTGTATATCAATGACGATCGCAGACGCCTTGAAAGATCTCTATCCGAATTGTAGGTGGACACTGGAAAATTTCGATTACGATACATTAGAATGGCTCGAAGAAACTCCGAAACCCACCCTTGAAGAGCTCACGACCAGGTGCAACCAGTTAATGGCCGAACAACCCCTCAAGGAACTCCGCAAAGAACGCAACAAACGTCTGGCTGCATGTGATTGGACACAGTTACCAAATGTACCTCTTCCGGGTGCTAAAAAATACGAATGGGAAACGTATCGCCAAACTCTTCGTGACATTACACAAACGACCGAAGACCCCGCGAACCCTGTTTGGCCAACCCAGCCAAGTCCGTAGGACTTGTACTCCTCGTATCTAACCTTCTAAGAATCTTGCAGATTCGTCCAAGCTTAAAAATAAAGTCTCACTATATTATAAAATGTCTGGTGGTATTGCCCAACTCGTCGCCGTAGGTGCTCAGGATGTACACCTCGTCGGTCAGCCCGAGGTATCTTTTTTTAGGTCGACGTACAAGCGTCATACGAACTTTTCCCAAACTGTCGAGCGTCAGGTCATTCAAGGCAACGTCTCGAACAACGGTATGTCCACCGTCCGCTTCGAGCGCAAGGGTGACATGCTCAACTACGTCTACCTCGTCCCCAACGACGGTAGCGCGACCCAAGCTATCTCCGATTGGACGACCGTAATTTCCAAGGTGGAGCTCTTAGTGGGTGGCCAGGTTATCGATGAGCAGGATTCGACCTACTCGACCCTCATCGCGCCTATCCTCTCCGCGACCAACTCTTCCAAATCTGTCGCCAGCGACCTCTACGGTGGTGCGACTGCCGAGCGGTTCTACCCTCTCCGGTTCGCCTTCTGCGAGAACTGGCAGACTGCTCTCCCACTTATTGCCCTGCAGTATCACGATGTAGAATTGCGTATCACTTGGGGTGGTTCCGCCGCGGACTACAAGTGGGACGTCTACGCCAACTACGCGTACCTCGATACCCAGGAGCGCGAGATGTTCGCTTCCCAGCCCCTCAACATGCTCATCACTCAGGTCCAGAAGGCCGTGTCTTCCGGTTCCAAGATGCAGGAGCTCAACTTCAACCACCCGGTCAAGTATCTCGCTGCCGGTAAGGCGACTGCTCTTTCTATCCTTAACAACAACAACAAGCTCAAGCTCCAGATTAACGGTACCGACGTCGCGGACTTCAAGTTTGCCGATCCCAACTTCTCCCACGTTCCTCTCTATTACCACACTTCCAACGCTTCTAAGCCCGCGACTCTCAAGACGCTGTTCTTCTACCCCTTCTGCCTCGATGCGGGTAAGCTTCAGCCTACCGGTACCCTAAATTTCAGCCGACTCGATTCGGCTCGTATCATCAACGATAACCAGAACGTCGATGACGACATTTATGCCGTGAACTTCAACGTTTTACGCGTGGAGAATGGTATGGGTGGTCTATTATATTCTAACTAAGTAGTAAAAGATGCTTTGGAAAATATTTTTTCTCCTCTCCATCGTTTTTGTATTGACGTACGATCCTAAGTCCAGGACACTCGAAACCTTTGTCGGTCAGCCCAAAACGCCGTCCACAAACAAATCGTGTGAAAACGCGCATTACGAAGCCGTCCAATTCGCTCAGACACCCTACGAGTGTCCTACCCCCGGTAAGACCAGGATGGGTGTAATTACTTAAAAAGAAGATGTTAGTTTCATTTATAAATGGTCCCAGTCACGAAGGACACTCTTTTAATCGTCGCCACCGTCGTGTGTGCCGTCGCTCTAGTATTTCTGTTTAAGGAGATGAACAAGGCCAAGAAGGATATCGATGGATTCAAGAATTTTTCAGCCCAGGTCGTCAGGCACTTGTCGGCCCCCGAGCCCGCCCCCGTTGAGACTGTAGAGAAGAAGGAGGAGATTGAGGAGGAAAAATCCGAGGAATAAACATATCGCCTTATAATAACTTGCGAATGCGCAATGAAAAAGTACAAAGCGATTGCAATACCGGTTAGCTTTGCTGATGGGAAACCTCGGTTTCTCACGGTGAGGGATTGGCGCTTTAAGGATTGGATTTTCGTCACAGGTGGGTGTAGACGACGGGAGATTTTCAATCCTTTACGGTGTGCCTTAAGGGAATTAGAAGAGGAGACACGGGGGGTTGTCTCACTAAAAAATGGAGAATACACGGAATTTAAATTTACAGTCAAAGAGAGTCCAACAGTAGAACTCGAGTACAATGTATATATCTTTTTCGTCAACTTTTCTCGCTCGGAACAGCAGACTCAGGTCCGAAAGTTCTACGAAGAAAAGCACAAGATGCAGTTGAAGAAATTAAACAATCAACCCATTCGTAAAACCCATGACGAAAACGATTACATGAGTTACGATACCCTCGAGGAGTTTAACTCACGTAAACGTTGGAAACTCATAATCGATAACGTTCTTAAAAACCCTAAATTCTACGCGTGCATAAGTTCTCATAACAGAAAAACCTTCTCTATTAAATAATGAAGTCCAAGGCTTTCATTTTAAGACAGATCGGTGAACTGCTCGAGAAGAATAGGGGTATGTGTGAACAGGAAGTGAAGGAATGGATGGCTCAGAATGAAGAAAAGACGGTCTACGAATTACTGACCTTTAAGAAGGAAATTTCACAGTCGAAGGAATATCCAGATGTGTCTTGTATGAAATGGTTTAGAGATGATGAACGATAAAAAGGTATGTTTAAAAAGTGGTACGCCAATAATGCGACCAATCTATCACATGTGCTCATGGACGGAGGAAAGCTCTCTGTGCCATTTGATAGGTTGAACGAATTTTATGATGTCTACATAGACGCTGTTACATCTGGAAAGAAGATTTACGTCGTGGAACAGAAGAGTGAGACGTATAACTTTTTCGTCGACATCGATTACAAGGACCCGGAACCTTTAGGAATCGATGAGATTCAGGACATTTCTAAGGTTATTTGTGAGACGGTAAGGTTTCACGGTGGTAAAGAGTGTCTCATTTCGGTGGCAAAGCCTAAGCAATGTGGGTCACTCATGAAGACCGGTGTACACCTGAATTGGCCGGGTCTCGTCGTCGATCAGGCATCCGCCGTCGCTCTTCGGGAACACATACTCGTGTCACTCGCCAAGTTTAACCGAAACGTCGAATGGAATGATATCATAGACGCATCTGTCTACGGAAGCGTCGTACGCCGCTCGAAAGGAAGTGGATTCAGGATGCCGTGGTCATACAAGCGAGCGAAACACGAGGCGTGTGGTGCACGAGGGTGTAAAGACTGTGAAAATGGTCAGGTGGACCAGGGTCCGTATCTCCCTTTGTTCATATACACGGATGAAGCGAAACGTATAGACCAAAAACCGAGTGTAGAGATTCTTAAGATGGCCGCTGTCAGGACGGATCAGCCGAAGAATGTCACCATAGACGTTCCATCCGTCAAGATAAAAGAGGTTTCCTTTTCACCGGAGGAGACGAGGAATGAAATTTACGATGAAGAATTGAGAAGTATGATCGAGGACTTTGTTCGAAAGAATATGGAGGGTCAGAGCGATGCCTACATCACGAAACTTTTCAAAAATAAGGAGACGTATTACGCGGCGACGACTTCTAGATATTGTGAAAATGTCAAAAGAAAACACGGGTCCAATCACGTGTGGTTCATCATAAGTGGAAGAGAGATTCTCCAGAAGTGTTTCAGCCGACACGAAACGATCGTAGGTCGCTGTGACGGGTTTTGTGAACATTTCTGTGGTCGAAGACACAAACTCACGACTGGTATCGTGGACAAATTGTACCCCGAGAAGGAGGACCTTAAGAAGTGTCCGGAAATCAAAAAATACGTCGAGCAACCCCAGGTTGACGCGAAACCCGACCTCGAATCCTTCATCAACAAACACATGAAGACGGACGGTGATCTACAGGTCATAAAACTCACCAAGATGAAGGGGTACAGTCTCGCGATGACGACTTCGAGCTTTTGTGAAAACATCTCAGGAGAACACGAAGGTAAATTGATGTCCTACATCATAAAAAAGAATGAAATCACCCAAAAGTGTCCTATTTGTAAAAGGAGCAAGGCGAGAACACACAAATTACCATCTAAAATTACAGAAAAAGTGCATGTTAAAAGTACTTAAACAATTCGGAACTTAAAGTATAAATGACTGTTACACGTTTTGGCCGAGCTGTCAAGAAACCCGTTCTTTATGTACCCGCGGAGGAGGTACTTCTCGATGATTACGCTTCGGATGAGCACGATTCCGTGATTGATTCTGATATCGACACCGAGGATGAAGAGGGTTTCAGTTCAGAGGAGGACTACGATGATGACGCGGATGAGAATGGTAATCTCAAGGATTTCGTGGTAGACGATGAGAGTGAAAGTGAGGAAGAAGACGCTTAAAAAAAACAAAAACTATATTAGAAAATGGAAACGGACATAGGCAATCCCATTGAGTACAATCCCACGATAGACCCTTTAAATCAGGAGAAGGAAGAGGAGGAAGAGAAGCACGAACAACCCTATTACTTTCATCCCAGTGAGATGAATTACGCCCCACCTCCACCACCTCCCCAGAATGAGAAATTCGATCTATTCACGAACATTGATAAATCTACGTGGATAATCGCGTTTGCTGTTTTCTTACTTGGATTTTTTATGGGAAAAACAATGCAACCCGTCATACTCAGGTATACGTGAGTTCGCGAATACGCCTCGATAACTTGGTATCAGTATCTTCGTAACTCTGGGATTCAACGGGCTTTTGGGGATATCCACTTAGCCAGTGTTCATCGGGTACATTCGAATACGCGACGAACGTGCCTATATCACCGTATATAGGTTTAATTTTTCCACTAGCATCCCTCTTTATCAGTTGAGACGGATAACCAGGATGTATGAACGCATCATCCGTGTCTTCAACAAAACCGGCAGTTGTCGATGGTTCGGAAACTGTTTTGTTTTTTAAATCGTATGTTGGTTTAAAAAACAAAATAAAGAAAGCCCCAACGAAAAGGATCGTGAGGATAATCCTGAGCATTTTGTTTTATTGTATGTGAATATTATTTACGCAGAAGAAACCTCGGGTTCTCCCTCCTCCTTAATCTCCTCCATCTTTCCGTCGGTCGACTCGGCCGCCTTGGCGTCCTCCTCGCGCTTCCTCTGGCGCTCCTTCATCTCCTCGTTCACAATATCGTCAGCCTCCTTGACGAGCTCCTCCATGGGAGTGTCGGGCTTCTCCTTCTTGAGTCGCTCCAAAACCTCCGCGGGGTGAGAGATGGGCGCCTCGTCGGGCTTGGTGTAAAACTTTGAGTTCTCGTCACCAGGAACGTATCCACCAGCCTTGGTTTCCATCATAGCCGCCTTGCGTTCTTGGAACATACGAGTAGCCTGTGCCTGGTTCTCCTTATAACCAGTCATGATTTCCTCAAGCTTCTCGTTGGTGTAGTGTACGTCCTCAATCTTCGTGGGGTCGGGGGGAATGAGAAGCCACTTGTACATGTCTACGACATAGATGTCAAAGGTGGGATCCTCCTTCTGAAGACGCTTCGCATGGTTCGCAGCCTCGTCGCGGTTCGCGAAGGCACCGCGAATCTTAATACCAAACTTATCATTCTTCTGCGGCGCCTCGGGGCCTACGATGGAGAGGCACGCGTAGATCTGTCCGGGGACGGTGGTATAATCCTGCTCGAGAGACATTATGATTTTATGTAAGCTTAAAACTTTAAGCCATTACTTACGTATCAAATGCACGAATATTGGGACAAACAACCCGTTCCTCGTGAAGGTACGGAACCTGGTGAAATAGATGAGTCTCGTGACATTACGAAAAAGACGACCAAACTTCCAGAGGGTCTCGTATGGTCCTCGTGTACTCTGAAGGAGGCGTGTACATTTTTGAGAGAGTACTACGTGGTACACGGTGAGTTTAAACTGGCGTACACAGTCGAAGGTCTTAAATGGTCCATAGACGATAGCATAGCCATTCGAAAGGTGGATACGAAAGAGATGGTTGGATACATAGCCAGCACCCCTTTAGACGTGAACGTCGAAGGGAAAGAACTCAAGATGACCCAGATTGATTACTTATGCGTACACCCCTCGTATAGATCATCGAGACTCGCTCCACTTCTCATCACTGAAATAAAGCGTCGGGCGAACAAGAAGGGTATCTGGCAGGCTATCTATACGGCCGTGACCAAGATTCCCACACCCATCACGAAATCGTGTTATTGGCACAGGTTCTTGGACGTGAAACATCTCGTAAAGACGGGATTTCACCAGACAAATAGAGTCCGTGAGAAATTTTACGAGATTAGAGGACCGTGTAAACACGCGTGGAGAAAGATGACCGTGGAGGACATACCCAAGGTGACTTCGATACTCAAGGATCACGTGAAAGATGCCAAGATTGCTCCCATCATCACAGAAGAGTACGTGAAACGTGTTGTCCTACCTATTCATTCGTACGTGAACGACACTAATGATGATTTCATATCTTTCTATGACATTCCATATGAACGTCGTGACGGGTCGGGGACCGTGAACCAGGTGTACAGGTTTTTCATGGTCGGTGACGTGTACAACGACGCCTTCCTCATCGCCCGAAATCTTGGATTTCACGTCTTCAATAGCGCCGAAGCGGGTGTGTGTATCGAGACACTCGAGAAGGAAAAATTCATAAAAGGGTCGGGTTCGGTGTACTACTATATGTGGAACTGGCATCTAAGTGAACCACTCGAACTCAAAAAGCTTAAACTTATCATTCCATAAATAAGTATGGAAGAAATTCGCCGAAATCACAACGATGCCAAACGAACACTTATACAGTCCGTGGCTCGTGAAGGTCAACACATTCTCGACGTGGGATGTGGTTTCGGCGGGGATCTTCAAAAGTGGGCGAAATGTGGGGTGAACATTAACATGTGTGACCCCGAACCATCAGCCCTCGTAGAAGCCCGTTCGCGTGCGAAAAACATGCACATGCGCGTGAATTTTTACGAGGGTGACATTCGTGACTGTCCAAACAGAAAATTTGATATCGTGTGTTTTAATTTTTCGTTACACTACATCTTTGCATCGAGGGACCTGTTCTTCACTTCGATACACGAAATCAGGAAGCGTATGAAACCGGGTGGACTTCTCATAGGTATCATTCCGGATTCTGAAAAGATTATTTTCAAAACACCGTACCTAGATGATTCTGGAAATTTTTTCAAACTCAAGGAGCACGGAAATGGTGGGTTTGGTGAAAAACTTTTTGTGCACTTGACGGACACACCGTACTACGCGGAAGGACCAAAAGCGGAACCAGTCGCATACAAAGACCTTTTAGTGACATACCTGGAAGAGTTGGGGTTTAGTCTAGAATTGTGGGAGGGTCTCAAAGGAAATCCAATCTCGGAACTGTATAGCAAATTTATCTTTGTATATAAGAGATGATGATACTGATTCTTTTATTAATCGTCGCCTTGGTACTCGTGTACACCAGGGAACCGAGTGAACTCGTAGAGGTGAAGGAAAAGTACACGGTTCTCAGGAACCACCTTCGGGACACGGACAACCAGAAGTATCACATGCTACATAAGTGTATTCCCATCACCGGTATGAAACGAATGAATGGGTCGGTGGGTTCCAACACAAACAAAGGAGGAGAAATTGTCGTGTGCCTCGACGGGAAGCCAAATGAGATTTTTCATGTGCTCATACACGAGTTGGCCCATTGTACCGTGAGTGAATACGAACACTCTCCGCAGTTTTGGGAAAATTACCTCGAACTTCGAAACATGTGTATCGAGTTGGGTATCTACGAACAGATTCCACAAAAGACGGAATTCTGTGGTCAGCACATTCAGGATAAATAATCTCAGTCTAGTTTAAATGAAGACACCGGTAAACATTTTGATCACGGCCATCGCGTACTGGATAGCCCTGTATGCCGTGACCCTCGTGCCACTCATCTCCAAAAGTTACCACCTTAACCTCATATGGTTCACTGTCGTTATACCCAACGTCATCCGTTTCGCCATCGGTAACATCCCACGACTCGCCGTGGACCGGATATTTTTCCTCTCTGCGACCTTCATCGCGTTAGTTATCACCTTCCTCATTAACCAAGTTTCGTCTGAGACGAAGAAGGCTATGACTGACCCTAAAGCCGACGTTAACAAGAAACTTAAATTGAGTGCCTTGTTAGCGGGAACATTCGCTATGGGTGCTCTCGGTACGTATTATTCTGGAATTGATAATTCCATCTACAGTAATATGGGATGGGAAAGGCCCGTTTAAGGCTTGATGACGTAATCCTTCATGAGATAGAAGACGATCGCCGCGACCACACCGGTGGAAGCAAGACCAACCATACTCCTACCCCCTTGCTCGTTAAGGAACTTGGGGATAGAAGTCGCTAACTTGTCCTGGACAGGCTTGCTGACGGCGAGCGCGGTGCACGCCGCGACAAGAAGAGCGGTCATCTGCTCGTCGGTGAGGTTCATGGGGTTCTTACTGGCGGGCTTCTCAGCCTGACCGTTGGGGCTAGGGTAAGCACCTTGGGGGTCGGGAGCGGCCATCTGCATGCTCTGCATCTTGGGCTGATCAGTCATCATCGGGGGGTCCATCATGATATCGTTAATGGGAGTAGAATCCATCGTCTCTTTATTTTGACTCACATTTTTTTCAGGTGGAATAAAAGCAGTCGATTGATTCTGACTAATGGGAACCATTCCCTCTCCATCGTCCGAGAGGTTCATGGTAAACACTTGTTCTGAAGCCATTTAATATAGCCATATGTTTTAGAATAATTCGAGAGACGCACCTATTTTGTCTTGGTTATCTTGAGATTTGTCTTTTTCGTAGCCTTCTTGGCATCGTCCTCTCTCTGTTGTTGATGTTTGGGATTATACATCTTCTGGTGTAACCTCCACAAGTCCGGACCACCCACTCTGAAATTCTTCCTGAGTGTCGCTTTGTACCAAAACACACAATCCTGAATCTTGTTAGACTTGACCGTATTGTCTAACACGAGGCACTCGTAGTTTTCCGTACAAGCATCCATCACCTTACAGAACATATCGAAAGAGGGAAAAATACCGAAGAATGATTTGTAGAGCTTTTCTCTATTTTGTATGATGTTCTCCCTGAGAATGAACACGTAATCCACATTAGCACGAAGAGCTGGGGGTAGATCCATCACATATTGCATCGTCAACATAAAGAATATCTTCCAGTGTCTACCATTCATAAAGCACTGACGTATACAGGTATCTTTAAGGAATTTTGAGTCATACATACAGTCATCCAAAAGCATGAAAGCTCCACAATTATTTTTACCCGCACCCACCAACTTTCGTTGCCTGGCCATCACACGTTCTATGGCATCTCGGTCGTAGTCGCCATATACGAACAGGTCTGGAATAAAGTTTGAATAGAAATGATTACCCTCTTCTGTACCTGACAGTACTATACCCGCTGGTAAATGCTTCTTGTAGTACATGATGTCCTTGACCAACGTCGACTTACCCGTGTTTCGCTTTCCTATAAACACACATACCCGATCATCACTCATCGTCTCGGGTTTGAATTTTCTCAACTGAAGATTCATTCTATTGTAGTGTTTCGTTTTATTTACCAAAATTTTACTCATATACAGTAGGAATGGCTGGTCGACTGAGACTCGCCGCCACTGGAGTCCAAGACGAATGGCTCACAGGTGAACCACAGTTTTCTTACTTCCTGGCGAATTTCAAACGACATTCTAAATTCGCATTTGACTACGTAGAGAGCCAGTTCGACGGTGACATAGATTTTGATAAGAGTATCATTTGTAAAATACCTGGAGACAAGGGTGACCTCGTGAGGAACATGACCCTGAAGATTACTTTGAGTGACCCCAAACCCGATGATGGCGACGAGAACGATATGGTGTGGTCACCTTCGGTGATTACGCACATGATAGAGTACGCGGAGCTCCTGATTGGAGGACAACCCATCCAGCGTCTTACAGGGGAATACATCTACATGCATCAACAGTTACACAACACGAATGATGACATAGAACAGACCCTCTATTTCCTGAATGGACACGGCAACTTCCTGAGCTACGCCGACCCCTACACGTATTTCCTGGATCTTCCCTTTTACTTTTACAGGAATCCATCTTTAGCTATACCCACGTGTGCCCTTACGAAGCAAGTTGTTGAGGTGCGAATCAAGCTCAAACCTTTGATAGATGTGGTACGAAACATCAGTGCTACCGATCCCGCTGATAACTTTCTCGACGCGAACGCCTCGATTAAGAAGTTTTCACTCGATAGTGAGTTTGTGTATTTGACCGAAGAAGAACGAAACTTTCTCATGACCCGACCACTCGATTACGTCATCACACAGGTCCAAATGTCCAAATTCGTCATGAAACCGGGTGAAAACAAAAAGAGTGTGATGCTCAACTTTCGACACCCGGTCAGAGAACTCTTTTTCGTCTCTCAAAACGAATTGGCGTACCTTTTGAACATGTCCAACTATTACAACAGTATAGTGAACGCCGAATTACGTTTTAATAATGAAGTGGTATTTAACCGGGACGGTCTTTTCCTGGAGTACGAACAGGCGCTCAAGCACCATGTTAACGTTCCTTCTTTCGAGACGAGAACGACACAGACTTTCAACGGTACGAATCCCATCTTGGGACCTTCTAAGTTTGGAACGTACTCATTCGCTATGAAACCAGAGTTACCTCACCCCACTGGTCAGGTTAACATGAGTCGTATTTCTCACAAGCTCTTCACCATTGAGATTTCTCCTATAAATTCCGTGTATGAAAACACGACACGTATCTACGCTGTAAACTACAACGTCTTACACATTGCAAGTGGTTTAGCAGGATTAAAATTTTAGGTAGTTATAGTAGTAATGGCTGGACAGATTCAGCTCATGACGATGGGTCCTCAAGAGAGGTTTTTTACGTTGGACCCAGACTACAGTCATTTCATAGAGTCGTTCAAAAAACATTCGAACTTCTCGAGACAATACGTAGACATAGATCCGGAAAATGTTGCAGACTTTGGAAAAAAGGCTAAGTTTAAGATTCCCCAGAATCAGGGAGATATTCTCAAAACGATCAGTGTTCGGTGTACACTACCCGAAATTATCCAAACGAGTACGACCATGTACATAGAATCTGTGGGCCACGCACTCATCGAATACGTGGAACTCATCATAGGCGGTAAGGTAGTTCAGCGTCTCACGAGTGATTATCTTCAGATTTACTCGGAACACAACGTCACACAGACGAAGCAGAAGGCCCTCGATAGGCTCATTGGTAAATACCCACTTCGAACCGCCGATAAAAAGGTGGGTGAAGTGACGTCTGGGGGTGGGGGTAACACAGGTATCGTCATTCACAATACCCTCGGTCTATCTACCGACGAAAACTTCTTCATCGACATACCCTTCTACTTTCATGACCACCCGGAGCTCGCCATACCCTTGTGTGCGATCACGAATCAAGAAGTAGAGGTGGAAATTAAACTGAGAGATGCCCAAGACCTCGTGATTAAGGGTGATGGCACGTATATCACTTTACAGGAGACGCTCAAGATTAAAGAGTTTAAACTGTGCGCGGAAGTTGTTTTTATCGACTGTGAAGAACGGATTAAACTTCAAAAAACAAAGAGAGACTATCTCATCTCACAGGTCCAGCAAAACGTCTTTGACGTAGACGCGGGTGTCAACGAGGGAAAGTTTAAACTCGATTTTACAAACCCGGTCAAAGAGCTCTATTTCGTCATACAACGCCAAGGAACAACCGGAGATGGTGTGTCTCAGGGCAACTTCGTGACCATTTTCGATTACGATAACACGGCAGACGTCCAAAACGGTAAATTCATACTCTACGAAAACCTAGA